GTGTCAAGTTTTAATTTATTATCAATGGTTTATATCATTCGATTAATTCCTTAAAATGCCAGGTATATTCGCTCGATTATGGCCATTTATTTTAAGCACTAGGAAACACAACCTGGACGGGGCCCCAAGGGATTATACTAAACTATTGCGTGTGGCGCCGCCTTACACCCCTATTTCCAAAATAAAAAAATCAAATTGGCCTTGAACGGTAACGATATCACGAAAATGTTTCAAACCTGTCAATACTCTGTAACAATTCGTGATCAAGAAAGAATCGTTGAACGACAAGGGGTTAGGGGAGGGCGGAAGAACAATTTGTCGCACACCTCTTGAAATTGGACGACAGAATGCTTATATATATGTCTGTAACGATATATACACTTGTACTACCTTCGCGGAACAGCAATAGAACTACTATTCATATTACTATTAGTAATACTATAATAATACTATTAGTAATCATCTATCATCAATACTATTAGTAATATTATAATAATACTATTAGTACTACTACTAATACTATTTGTAATACTATTACTATTATTATTGATAATCAATCGAATTATTCAATTGTATAATACATTAAGGAATACTATATCATGATTTGTCGTCTCCTTCCTATCTTCCCCCTTATCTTTGTCGTTTCATGCGTTGGGGCGCAGCCCCAATGTTCAGTTGATCCAGAACTATTGTATACTGATGAATCATGTTTTGGACTAGAGAGAGGAGGAGAAGACAGAGGCTATAAGAATAACAAAACTCCTGTTCAAGAAAACAAGCAGGAAATTGTCAAGGACAAGCAGGAAACGACTGAAACGATTCAATTAGAGCAGGAAATCGACGAAGAACCTCAAGAAAAGCCTAAAAAACACAAGAAAAATAAGAAATACCACAAAAAACATAAAAAATATCATGACAAAATGTCGCACACCCCTTGAAATTTGCATCGAGAATACCTATATATAGGGCCAACGACAAAACCAGTCGAACCTCCCCAAATTCTGTGTGTTGAGACGAGGACTGCCGATTTGTCGTTTTTTACATCAAGAAGAGACTTGAGATGTTCCTCGATCCCCTACCCTACCGGAAGGATATTGCTAACCGCGTCCGAAAGTTGATTCGTGACGGGGTAAAAATGTCTGTGATCTTAGACTCTATTCAGGATTTGCAGGATGCTCCTCGGTCAATGTCTACCCTGTACAAGATATACGGTAACGATATCGCGAAAGAACGCGCAGAGTTTCAGTCTTATCTTGGGTCCAAGGCTATGCAACGTATCGAGGAAGGTTCTGACCGCATCCTTGAACTTGCCCTCAAGTCTAAAGCAGGGTGGAACCCAACGGAAACTGTCAATATTGGTGAGTCGGACGATTTTGACGAAGACACTTCCGCTATTGATGAACTCCTGACAATCTTGGGAAAACGAAATGAAAGTTCCGATAACGGCGAGGACACTGAAGAACCTTCCTGACCAGGATGTGAAGGAAATTCTACAGGAACTCGGTCCAGCCAAAGTCAAGGAACTTCGACACACCTGGAGGTTTTGGGCCAGGCCCGAACAAATAGAACCCGAAGGTGACTGGGACACTTGGGTAGCCTTGGCTGGTCGTGGTTGGGGTAAAACTCGATCCGGTGCCGAGTGGATCAGGGAACAAGTTAAACGAGGTAAGAAAAGACTTGCCTTTGTCGCCCCCACCAATTCCGATATCAGGAAGGTTATGGTGGAGGGTGAATCCGGTATTATGAATGTTTGTTGGGAAGGCGATAAAACCAATCGCGGAGCCTTCATGGGTAAACCCGAATGGTCACCAACCAACAGGCAGATCAAATGGGCTAACGGCGCAACAGTAGATGCTTTCAGTGCAGAAGACCCTGAGCGTCTACGTGGACCACAGTTCGAAGCCGCTTGGTGTGACGAATTGTGTGCTTGGAGGAATGCTCAGGACGTCTGGGATATGTTGATGTTCTGTCTTCGTCTTGGTCGTCACCCCAGAACTTTTATCACTACTACACCTAAACCCACTAAACTACTGCGCACCATTCTCAAGAATCCTCGTACTGTCGTCTCTACTGGTTCTACCTATGACAACGCGGATAACCTTGCTGAGAACTACCTTAAAGCAGTCCGGTCAGCCTATGAAGGAACTAGGCTAGGTAGGCAGGAACTATACGCAGAAGTACTTGATGAAGCCTCTGGGGCCCTGTGGACTAGGGAACTGCTGGCAGAGGCAGAAATTGAACGGGATCAGGTTCCAAAACATCTTAATCGTATTGTCGTCTCAGTCGACCCGGCCATTACCTCGAATGAAGAGAGTGATTTGACTGGTATCATCGTAGCCGGTGTGGATGTGAACGGTACTGCTTATGTACTTGAAGACCACACTGACAGGTACACTCCTCAACAATGGGCTGCAAAGGCTGTATCCTTGTATCATCTACACATGGCCGACCGCATTGTTGCAGAGAGGAACCAGGGCGGCGACATGGTACGACATACTATCAAGACAGAAGATGAAACTGTACCTGTACGACTGGTCCATGCATCTCGTGGTAAGATGGCTAGGGCTGAACCCGTATCTGCTCTCTACGAACAAGGTAAAGTCAAGCATGTACGTGGATTGAATGAACTGGAAGACCAGATGGTTCAATGGGAACCGCTAGGCTCCATCGGTTCTCCTGACCGTCTTGATGCTATGGTATGGGCAATCACTGACCTTGTTCTCAAAGGAGTAGCGAAACCAACTCTTCAATTGGCCTACTCCAGCGCCAAGGGCCTTTCCTCAAACAGTAGATTGTACTCATGAAACCTCTAGCTGAAGGCAAAGCCAAGATTGAAATCGGTACTGGCGGTAGCCATGTACGCACAGGACATATAAGGGCAGATGAATTCCTCCGGGAACTGAAAGGCAAGAAAGCCATCAGGAAATTCCGCGAGATGAGGGATAACGACAGCACTATCGGTGCTATCTGCTACGCTACTGAACAAGTTCTACGGGATGTTCCTTACGAAGTTGTTCCTGCTAACGACAGTGAAGAAGCCAAGAGAGAAGCAGAATTCGTTGAGCAAGTCCTAGTCGACATGGACCACACTCTTGACGATCATATCTCCGAGGCTTTGTCCTTCCTGACTTTTGGTTTTGCCTGCTTTGAGGTCGTCTACAAGAGACGGAACGGTCCTCGTAATACCAATCCGAAGAAGAAGAGCAAGTTTACTGATGGTCGTATCGGGGTACGCAAACTTGCCTCTCGCGCCCAATGGACTGTAGAACGGTTCGAAGTGGACAAGAAAACCGGGGAAATCCTCGGTCTTCACCAAGGTCATAACTACGGCTGGGAAACAACCTTCATCCCCGCTAACAAGATGCTTCATTACCGTACTACTACTACCAACAATGATCCTTCTGGTCGTTCTATCCTGCGTAATGCCTATTCATCCTACACTTACTTGATGAACCTACAGTCGATCGAGGCTATCGCGGTTGAAAGAGAACTCCACGGCATCCCTGTTGGTCGTATGCCTTCCGAATACTTGTCGTCCGATGCCACGGCAGATCAACAAAGTCTTCGCCAACAGTTTGAAACTGCCCTGAGAGACCTCAAGCTTAATGAGCAAGGTTATATTCTTCTTCCTTCTGACCTTCTACTCGATGCAGAAGGCAAGGCTACTGGTGGTGTTGGTGCCAGGCTCATGGATGTTGAACTGATTGCTTCCAACGGTAATCGCAACATCGACATTGACCCTATCATCAAGCGTTACCAGCACGATATTGCCCGTAGTGTCATGGCAGAGTTCCTAATGCTTGGTGGGGCTGGTTCTTTTGGTTCCTATGCTCTTAGCAAGTCCAAGACAGACCTTTTCCTGCGTAGCATGGAGGCATACATCAACTCTATCTTTGATGTAATCAATAAACAACTGATTGAACGTCTCTGGGAACTCAATGGCCTTGACTTCGCCCTGATGCCCCAGATTGTTCCCGGTGATGTCGCTCCGCATGACCTCAAGGAACTGGGTGCTTATATCCGTAACCTCAATGGTGCCTCTATTCCTATCAAGGAACAAGTGGATATCGTTGATGCACTTCTTGCAAACGCTGAACTTCCACCGCTAGACAGGGAAAAGTACGAAGAAACCCTGGAAAAACCCGAACCCGTCCCATTCAATAACAACCCGGATATGGAAGATGACCTTCAGACACGGAATAACGATCAATAAAGGTCGTGGAGCAACACCCGAAGAAATTGCACACAGGGCTGCACGTAAAGTTATCAATGTTGCTGATAACATGCAAGTCCCTGATAGTGTTAAAGATGAAGCTAGGGCGTTCCAGAAAAAAATCGAGAACCTCATGTTAACGGTGGCTAGGGAAACTGAACATAACACCAAGGCCACTATCTATAACATGATTAAAGATGCTGGACACCCGGAACTTGCACAACTTATCCTGAGGAAATAAACAATGGCTACCGCTACTTTTACTAAGGTCAACGACTGGGTTGAGTACGGCATGAATGCTGCCAACTGTAGTTCGGATACCTTCCACTATGCCCTGTCTACCGCTTCGGCTGGTACTGGTGATGATGCTGGTGTTATTGCTAGTGTCACGCAGATTGACACCGTGACCAATGTTACCACGATGTATACCAACCTGACTGACAGTCTCACCACTGACCGTCAGCTTCAATCGGTTACGTCTACTCAAACTTCTGGTACTTGGGCCCTTGACTGTGCTGACTTTACCATGACTGCCAGCGGTGGTAGTGCTACTGGTTGGCGCTATTTCTACGTTGTCGATGGTACTGTTACTGGCGACCCCCTTGTTGGTGTCTGGGACTATGGCTCGACTATTACCCTTGCTGATGGTGATACGGCTAACATCAACATCAATGCTTCCGGCCTTATGACCATTGCA